GACACGATATCAACACCTCGTCAACGTGGCGGGGTCTTTCTGGAAACGAACAAGGACCGAGACCATGACCTACGAAATTCGATTTGAATCAGCAACCGACAGCGGGACAGTGATGATTGCGGCAAACACAAAAAAATCAGCGTTGCGACAATTTGCCGCTCGATACGACGCATCAGACGTACCATCTCACTGGGTGGTCGGATGCTGGTCGCGATCGTAAACCAACGCAACATCAACACCCCGTCAACGTGGCGGGGCTTTTCTGGAAACAAAAATGGAACGAGACCATGAACCTACAGCAAGCCACAGCTTTTGTCAGCGAGCATTCCGACGACGACGATCTTGATCAATCCGACATTGACGACGATGGCTCGTGCTGTGAGGAATGCGGCCACCCGATTGATGGATCGTCTGGCGGAGCAGGTGACTGCAACGCATGTGACGCAAGATCACGATGACCGACACAACCCAAGCCAGTCACATGTGCGGCGGGCCAACTAACCGGAACCGAAAAGGGCAACATGACCGGAAAAGAACTTATTACCATGATGCGTCGCCACAAAGTAACCATCAGGGAACTGGCTCGCCGAATTCAGATTACGCAAAAGCGTGTCCGAATGCGGCGGGATATTGGACTGGACGCTGAGACCGCACGAGACTGGATTCAGGCGATCACTGGAGTTGACCCAGGGCCACAAACAACGAAAGCAACGCGATGAAAACCGCAGATCAACAACCGGACGAATCAGGTCCAACCGTCGCACACGGACGCGCTCCGTGCCGAGTGTGCAACCGAACCATCTCAGCCGACGAGGAGGCTTACGGTCGCAAATGGGGCAGGGGGACGAGATACCGACACCGGGAATGTCGGATCAACGTTCCAGATCCTTCCGACGAGGGGTCGCAACAGGACAGGAAGATTGGGGGATACCACTTTGACCGAGGAACGAACACAAATTATGAATAGGATTTACCGATGAGCACGAGACTGACGATTGAAGACGAGATTCATTTATTTGGGCTGAAATTGTATTCAGTTCGATGCAAGTTGAAGCCGGAATTCCATTACGAAGTTTACGAAACGTCGCCGACAAACGCTTGGCGAAAGTTCGTGGCTTTCCGGTTTCGAAATATCCCGGTCAAGCCGTGCCGCGAAGACTGGATCATCTCGCGGGCCAAGAATCCCGCTTAACCGTCGCATTTTTAAGGAATTACATGCCGCAAGACATGATCGCACAGCTCATAGAATTTATGCCGGACACGCTCCAAGCCGTCCACATTTTGAAGAACGCTCGTGGAGATACTTTCACCGGGCAGATCGAATATCTACTCAGGACTCATCCCGACATGCAAACTCTCGCGAAACGCCGGGGGATTGAATGGCAGCAACGTCGAGGACGTGGCCAGAAAACAGCGAGGAACGCATGAAGATCAACATCGTCGGAACTGGACCTGCAACCCTGCAACTATTGCCAGATCGCAACAGCGAAGATCAATCCCGATATCAGCGGGAAGGGTTTGCGACCTGGGGCGACGCCGTCGCATTTGGCCAAGCGTGGTTGCAGAAACACGGCAAGCCGTTCACTGGATTTTATCGCAAGCCGTTCACTTACTCTTGACGCATTGAAGCGAATTCCCGCCTACCGAAGATCGTCGGGAAGCGGGAAATTCCATTCGCTCGTTAGCGGGATCGTCCATTCGTTTCCGTACTGATCCGTTTCAAGATCTTGGTACTCAATCCAGCATCGGCATCGGGGATGACACGGCGGGCCTTCCGCGAACTTTGCGGGCCAGTCGTCCCGGCGCATCCCTTCGTTTGGCTCGCAGATGTGGCACACTCGATCGTCGCGTTGTGTCCGCCATCGATCGTTACCGCCAAGCCCGACTGTCGCATCTCGTGCGGTTTCGGCCCCAGCGTGCCTGGCCCTTGTTACCTCATCAATTGCCACGGTTTCAATACGCTGCGGCCCAAACGTGGCATCCAGCAAAACGTTGAATTCTCCGCTTGTGATCGCACGCGGGGTTTGCGTGGCCTGTTCGTGTTCCGCTTGCGTTACGTCGCTTGGCGGGGGTTCTGCTGGGTTTTCAAGGCCGACTCGAATCCTTTCCCTCGTGGATGTCGTCCAGTACCGTGCGAAAGCCCTGGCTCGATCTGTTGCCCATCCGTACGCCGCGAGTGCCGCATCGGAAATGCCTTGCCGGACTTCACGGAGAGCCTTCTTCTCAGTTTTCTCGTGGCCCCATCCGTGCAGGTGGCTTGAAGCGGAAAACGTGTCCAGCAGGCTATCTTGGATTGCTTCCGCTGTCTCATCTTCCATGCGTTGCCAGAATTCCTCTGGTACGTGATCCATATCGGGAACGTCGCCCATTAACTCCGCAATCTCGTGTCGATGTCGCTGAGCAACCGTAGCCAGTGCTGTCGCAATTGTTGCCTCGTGTTCATCTCTGTTCGGTAATTCCATGTTCGCCTACTTTGCTGATTTGCTTACCGTCGCAGTTATTGACGTTTGGTCGCCAGCGTAAACGCTAAGAATTTGTTCTTGGCGTTTTGCTTTCGCAATTGCATGGACGATGATTTCCATTCCCCTGAGTCTTCCCAATCGCTTGGGTTAAACGACGTGTCGTCTTTATCGCTTTGCTTTGCGTGGTGCTCTAAGAAGCTTATTGCCATCTCCCTTACCTCGGGGCTGTTTCGGGTAGGTTTTTTTGGCCGCGTTTGATTGAGGGCTTCCCATAATTGCTCTGATTCATCGCCTGTTGAGTGATATGACAAACTGTCTTCGCTTCCTCTACGTCTTGAACTTGCAAAAGATCTTGCCGAATCATCAAACCCGCGAAGGCTGTCGTAATCTCGCCCGCTGTTTCGCAATCGGTTCACATCACTTGCGTCATATCCCGTTGCCTCGCGAACTAGCTCATATTCCTCGTTGGCTTGATTGTACTCTTCCATCAACCTTTCATACGAATCGTTCATCGCCCATTGCATTTCTTCGCTATCTTCGTTTTTTGCCGCCGCCGCAGCTTCTTTCGCTCGTGCTTCAGTTTCTTTCTTTTCTTTTGCAGCTTGAACAAAATCGTCATGCGATTCGCGAGGGTTTGTCATTGATGTGATCGTGTCGCCGGGATGATGATTCTTGAACCACCCTTCGCCTTCTTTTGACTTGCCAGATAGCTCAACCGGTGCGAGGCCGACTTGGGGTTCGCTTGCTGCGATTTTGATTCGATGATCGACCTGCCGGACTCGAGTTTTTGGGTTTACGCTCGTGAGTTTAATTTCTCCGTTTTCCCGAAGAATCCTTTTGCTTCGTCCCGGCTGAGTTTCCCAGTGCTCAATCAGTTTTGAGTCTTTTGGGTTAACGTAATGCGTCTCCTCGGATTTGTTTTTTAGCCTCACGTCCCTGTCGTCGTGTTCATCCACGTCATTTGCAACGCGAACAGTTTTCCCGTCATGGTGTGAATAAACGTGCCCGCCTTCCGTCTGAAATGTCTGTGCTCCTGACTTCGCGTACTCTTCTTGGCTCATCTGATGAGGCAGGTCTTTTGAAGACCGCTTTGAAGGCTTTTTGTTTGGGGTTGGCTCCGTCGCAACTTCCTTTCTTGACGGCTGTTCTTTGACGCTTTCCGTTAATTCACGCTGACCCGGCAACGCGATTTGCTTGCTTTCTTTCTGATCGTCCGAAATTTTCTCTAACGTGCTGATGCTCGTTGGCTTTGGCTTGTTCTCGCCTTTCTTGGGAGGGACGTAATTGAACAGTTGCTGCTGTCCGGTTGCGTCTTCACCTAAAAGGCTTTGCTGCATACCGGGTACGCCAGGCTTCTTTTCAGGCGGTTTTTCGGCAGGCTTCTCAATCTTCGCAGGTTGCAATTGTTGAGTTGGGGCGGTTTCCGTGTTCGCGGGTGTGTGTTCTTCCGTCTCTGGTTTTGGTTTATCGGATGGTTTTCGCTTGTACCAATCAGGTCGCGGCAAATTTCCACGAAGAGATATGTTTCCGCTTTCATCGGAGGTTACTGGCTTCGGATTAAACCAATCTGGTCGCTGTAAATCGGGTTGCAGATGTACGTTTCCGCTTTCGTCAGATCTCACGGGCTTTTGCTTGCTTGGCTGACGTTCATCTCGTGCTTTTTGTGCCTCGCCCGCATGATGTGCAGCCTGCTCATGGTGAGCAAGTTTCGCTTCTTTCGACCTGGCCCGACTCGCCAGATAATGAGCATGTGAAGCATCGCTGTGCGATTGAATCTTCTCGTCCCGTGTTTGCCCTTCTCTATTGGCGTGCTGGCTTGCTTGCCTAGCGGCTCGCGTCAATGGGTGCTCGTCGTGAGTTGCGTTGTTGTGCTCCCGATCGTCCTCGTGCTTTTTTGAAAAGTCGGATAAATGATCAATTCCCTGACCGGCGAGTGTTGACGGGCCTGCTGTGATTTTTCCCTCGCCGTCAATCTTGACGTGAGTTCCGTTGATTGTAACCCAGTGTTCTGATTTGTAGTTCGCTCGTTGCATTTGTTGCAGATACGATTTGATTTGCGATGGCTTGATAATTTCGCACGGCTCAAACAGTGGGCGTGTGCCGTATACCATTTGACCGATTAAGGGATCGTAGCTTACCGTCAAGACTTCCATTATGCTTTTGCTCCTGATTGACGTGCGGCTTGCTTTTCCTTTTTGAGCCTGTCAATGACCCTCTTCAGGTCGCCGACTTTGTATCCATATTCAGTGGCAACGCGAAGGATCTGTTGATCTGAATACTTTCCGCTTATCGCTCTTTTGGCAAGTTTTTCAATCGTCACATGATCCAACCCGACCATTGCGAATCGGCCAAACGCATCCGTCGTTTGCCCTTGATGATATTTCGCCTGAGACATTTCCCATTCTTTGTCCGTGATCTTTGCCGCGTCAATCGCGGCTCTTAACGCTTTCGACTCACTTTCAAAAGGATTCTTCGGGAAGTATTCATCGTTCGGAACATCGTTTGATTTTTGGGAAGTAACTTCAGATTTCGTTTGATCTTTTGAACTTTCGGGAATTGCTCGCCCGCCGCACAGCCTATTACCTTCGCCATTTGGAAGCGGGGGAAGATTGCGGATTGCCCTCAGTTCGTCATAGGTGCAGATCCCAGCGTTGACGTTGTTGGTGAACTCCTTCTCATCTTGGTCCTTATCGTCCATGATAGGCGCGTCGATCTCGACCGTGAGATGTTTACCAAATTCAGGTGCGAGGTGCATGGAATCTGATTCGGCCAGCATATTGCAAAGCGGTTGAATCGCCCCAAGTCTCCATGCCAGCATCGAGGCGTAGTACGCCGCATAAGCCCCAGGCTCTTGAATCCCGATCGCTACTGGGGGCGTGTGATGCAATGCGAGGATTGCAGATTTAACGTCGTCCCATGCCTCTGTGAAACACATTTCACGGGCATCGGTACTCAATTGCGTGACGGTCGTTCCGGCCTGCGCAACTATCACTTTGCCAACATTGTCAACGCCTCCGTATCGCTTCGTTAATTTCATCTGAATCCGGTCCACTTCATCTTGGTCCGGCGAAGCGTCTGGCGGAAGAGTGTAAAGAATTGAGCCGTCAACGCCGTTTCGCAGTTGCGCTGCGCGGCATCGATTAACTCCTTGCTCAGTGTCAACCCATTCCGCTCCGGCTGAAATCGGACTTTGCCCATCATCAAACCACCAAGCATGAGGGTATCTAATCACTTGCACTTGGCGTGCGTCAATGATTTTCCCCAGCAGGTTTACCCAAGTTGGAGACCCTTCCGTGAACCCTTGGTCGTCCAGTGGAATGTATCGAGATGAATAGCCAGATACTCGCCATCCTCCTAGCGGCATTTCCAGCGTCTTCATGACGGGGGTTGTCATTGCCGTTGGGAGAACATACCTCTGGCACGTCGTACCAGCGATGCTAGGCACGTTCCACACCAGGCAGCTTCCCGTCAATCGCAATTGAATTGCCTGCTTGAAGCGAAACATTCCTCCCGACTCATATGGATTCGGGGTTTTCATCAACTGAAATAAAGGGTGGTACCCAGGGATTTCCTGAACGTCGGAGTCTTTTGTTCCGTAAACCGCTTTGTACCGTTCGATTGATTTGAACCGCGACTTGAGGGCTTTTCTCCGCGATCCCGACTCATTGTCCTTGTCGATATAAATCTTCACGTCAGCCGCTGCGCATTGATCTGCGATTGCCGAAATTACGACGTGATTGAATCCAGTGTAGTGATTGACTTCTTCGCGATGGTCCGTTGCCCACGAACCCGCCAACGCTCCGCCAAGCATTTGACGCATCCCAACGGCAATTTGGTTTTTCATGACCGCATCAGACTGAGCCTGCCGTGGCTTCAAAAAGTCAAACCATCCCATGTTATATCCCTATGAAAACAGTACGCCGACCATCCGGCGGCAATGGCATTACGATCAAATCTGAATCGTCATCTTCCAGCATTGATTGATATTTGCTTTGCGGCTTAGGATCTTCGTCGTCTTCGCCAAGCCCGATCACGATCTGTTGCTTTGCCGACAATTCCGCTGCTGCGTCAGCACAAGCATCGCATTGATCGTCTGCGTATCCTTTTGTCGGAAATGCGTCAAGTTCCTGCGTTAGTGCGGCGTTCCACGGTGCTCGAAGCATTCGAACGTTGCCAGCGTTTAGCTGTGACGCAAACCCACTTCCTCGTGTTTCCTTGTCGCCTCGAACTGACAGCAACTTCACGTTGTGCCCCGCCAGCATCCTTACCAGCCTCTGGCCGTCTGACTTTCCTGCGGCCCCAGGGTCTTGAGGCAATCTGATCGTGCATCGGCCATCAGCTTTTGCGCAATTCAATATCTGGTTGTCGCGGTTGCTTGATTCCCATTGACCTCGAACAACGTCCGCGATGTACAAAAACCCATGGTTGTCTTTTCCAATCTTCGCTCCGACAGTCCAGTCACCAGCACCTTCAGTTGCCGCTAAGTCCCATGCTCGGCAATACCTCAGGCCTGCGGGAAGAGTGTCAACGATTTGAATTTTTCCAACCTTGTAGAACATTCCCGCTTGTGCCTTGATGTTCCAGTTGCCTTCCAGTAGCCGTTTTCTTTCCACGTCCGGCAACGCCAGCAAGTTGCCCCTGTAGTTCGGGTCAAGTTTTGCCATTGTCGGATTGTCTTCAAGTTTCGCGGGAATGAACGTGAGCGACTTAGGTGTGATGTCTTTCATCCCATCAAACTTGATAATCAATTCGTCTGCTGAATCACCCCAATGAAGTTCGTTGTTCACACGGACGAACCACCGAATGACGCCAGATCGTTTTGGAATTGCAATCCCGCTCACTGGGTCAATCCACCAATCAATCAGCCGTCGCACCCATCCGCCAGTTGGATCGTCTGCGGGAACTGGATTCGTTGTCGCTCGAATGTATGGCCTGATTCCGCATGTGGATCGGTTTCGCGACATCAGATACCAGAACTGCGATTCCTCAAAGTGCGTCAGTTCGTCAAACGCAAGATAGGCAATTGCTGATCCCTGCCACGATCTTGCATCGCTTGCGTGCTGTAAGTGGCGGAACAAAATCTTCGCACCCGAGTCAAAATGCCATTCCAAATCGCCAGTTTTGGGACTCTTGTTTGTCAATAACGGATAGATGTTAAGCGACTCGTCCCACAGCCCCCCGGCATTTGTAATCTGCGGAGATGTTCGCCGAAAAATAACGGCGTGGTACTTCGGATTATCAATGTTCCTCGCACCATCAACGAGCAATGCCCACGATTTCCCGCCTCCAGCTTGGCCCCCATAAATGGCGATATCTGCCCGTGAGGACAGAAATTTGGTTTGCGGCCCTTTGTGGGGTTCAATCGTTTTCGCTGACATTGATTTCAATGCTTTCTCTGCCGTTTGATGGCAACACTAACACCCGTCGATTGTCGATGTTGATTTGCGTTTTGTTCTTGCCTTGGTCTTCGGCGTGATGTTGCCGGGTCATGTTTTGAGATTCCATGCTGAGCAGAATTGCAGCAGCCCGAATTGCGTTACTGTCTGCAATTGATTCCACATCCTGAAGTCCGGTTGACGTAGCAACGGCGACTGTGGTTTTCTTGGCGACTTCTACCATTCTCTGAATCAGAATTTCTTTCGTTTCGTCGTCAACCTTCCATCCTCGCCTGATCGCCATGTTGATCATGCGAAGATCTTTCGCCATTTGGCGATTGTCTTCTAGGAACGGTTCGATTTCTTTTTCGCTCACGATTAAGTCGTCCTCCTTGTCACGTCCCCTGTCACTGACAACACGCCGTTGATTGGCGTGCTGACTCCAGATGATAACACTTTTTGACAATCCCACAAATAGTCAAATAGCGGAATGGTTGCGGTTGTTTCTGCCGATAGCGTCAGATTGACTGCACCTGTCGTGGCGTTTGTCACGGAAAGCTGTGCAGTTCCGACTACGGTTGAGCTTCCATTGAGAATCACCAATCCGCCAGATTCGCTGACCTGAAGAATCGCCTCGGAGTCCAAATCGCTCACAGATTTCTTGGCCGTAAACACCAGCCCCGTCCTGCCAGCAAGAGTTCCCATGATTGGCAACGCAACCGTAAGAGTGTCTCCGCGAACTGCCGTGATTTGAGCCGCAAGAATCGAAGCCTGAGCCACCGCCGAAGGAATCGTGACGTAGTTGACAATCGTTCCCGAGACGGTAGCGTTGACGGTATTGTCCGCGTTGACTTTGAGTTTGTTGGTCGCACCATCGACATACAGTATATTCGCAACCGCTGTTGCAACAGCATTCACGTCAACAGTCGCCGTGGCATTAACGCTGTTGTCGGTATTGACTTTGAGTTTGTTGGTTGACCCATTGACAAGCAAGAGAGTTGCGGGATCTTGCCCAGCAGAGTATCC